CCAAATAGGTCCGACTCAAAAACAAGACCGCTATCATGCCACGCTTGCTGAGCAATCATGATGTTGCCGACCGCTTGCGGACCTAAAGCGATAATAAGGAATACGGCGAGCGCAATACGGGTAACAGCCTTGAACATTAACTTCCTCTTTTGAGTAGAAGTCAATTACTTAATGCCTGTCGGCGCATCGCGTCTACCAAAGACTGTTAGCTGTGGTTGACAAGAAGGAGTCCGGAAAGATGTTGCATCACACCGACTCCACGGCAAATAGTTTAAGACCCGTTATCTCGGCGGCATCGAGAGCATCCCTCAACTCGTTCGAAACAAGAGGACCATCTATCAGGTGCTTATCGCACCAGATGTGGTGCCCGGCGAGCGCGGCTTCATTGATAACCAGTTTGGCACCGGAAGGCGCACCATCGCCAGACCAGAAATAGTTGAGCTTCAAGCTCGTTCGTTCCCGGTCAGCCGCATCGAGCCTTGTGCACACCACCATGATCCACATGTCGGCCACGTGCACGTCCCGGGAGCCGACATACTCGACCTGAAAAAACTGATGTTTGCTGGGTTCGAACTTCTCGATGATCTGGCGGAAACGATCACTAACGACAATGATGCCATCTGGTGTATCGAAGTCTTGCACTGACAGTTTACTCTTGTACCGGAACCGTGTGGGCAAATTATCCGGCTTTATAGGTCGCCCACTCTTAAATTGAGTGCCATGAGAGAACCGCCTGCCGCCATCCGGCGTAGGATCGACAACCTCAACCTTCTTGTAATCACCGTCTAACACGTCGATCTCACGAGTGTTGTAGGCCGGATTATCCAAACCCAGATAGTAAACTGTCATACAACCTCATTGCAAGATCATTCGTTCAAGGATGCAGATCAAGGGGGCAGTCATTTTTCTGCTGAGCGCCCTCTATAGCAACAGCCCCCCAACACAAAAGATGCCAGTGCGAATTAAACAGTTCGCCCTAATTCTGGCTCATCTCTCTTATCTGCTTCCTCAATGGTTCATTGGGTACCGGCTTGTTCCCGAAAGGAAGTGCGAGCTCAGTTTGATGGCCTGATAGTCCGTCGCTTATCTTTAACGTTACCCTAAACCTGTCGTCAAAATCACCAGACAAGATCATCGATCTAAGCCGCTCGTTCTCACGAGGAACTACGAAGCCAAGCCATCCACGGGCATTCTTTCCTTCAGCCAGATCAGCCGGCGATAGCAGCCACCAACGGAGTCCATCAGGCCGGTTCGACATAAAATCATTGCGGTTTAGTTGACGCTCCCATCTACCACGACCATTGCCCGGCAGCGAGACTACTAGCCCCTCTCCCTTGATGTTCAACGCCCAAGTTAGGCGCATGGGATTGTCCGAGAGATTTTTCAACGTGACAGTTGGAATGCCGAGCATAACGTCATCTTGATCATTATCTCTCGTGAACCCTGCGAAGCCACCTACTGGAAACCTAATATAATCAACGAGCAACCCCTGCTCCTTCAGCAGAACAGGGCGACGTATAGTAAAAAGCTGCTCCGGGGGCATAGCCAGGATCAATGGAGGCTTGGGTATGCGAGGGCGATCTTGTTTCACGGGCGCAGGCTGATTGGACGCTTCCCAACGCTCGATACCAATGCACGCAATGGTTACTGTCAACAGAATTGCGCCGCGCGAGGTGAGACTAATTTTGCGCCCCTGCTCAGTCGCAAACAGGACTGCTGCCACCACCATTACAGCGAGCAGCAGCAATAAGCGCGCCACCAGCAGCGTGTTCATTCCAGCAGCCGCTAACGATGAGAGTGCCAGCGTAATCAGAATCCCAAAAGTCCAGTTCGCAACTGGATTGCCGATCATTTTTTCGAGCATAGCCCCCAACTTGTATTCTCAGCGACCGCGCAAACGGTTTGGCCCCATCCGCTAAATATCAGAAACATAAGCGGAGACGAGAGCCACGATGCAACGCGGCCCAAAGAAAAAGTCCATTGAAGAGAAAAAGGCAGTCGGTTCCTATCGCCCTTGCCGTGATGATCCCAATATTCTGATCCCGGCTAGCGCAGCGCCGCCGGAAATGCCTGATTACCTCACCGCCGACGCACAGGAAGTCTGGCATGAGGAACTGGATCGCGTCACCCAGAGCGGCACTAGCAATCTCGATAGCAGCTTGTTCGCGGATTATTGCTGCCTCGCCGCGATTGTCCGTGCCGCTTTCAAGGCCGGTGAGGTGCCCAAGGGCAATCAGCTTGTCGAACTCAGGAAGCAGCGAGAACTTTTAGGCATCGGCGGCGCACCATCGAGAGCGCAGCGCGGCAAGGTTGCAGAACCCGACCCCCGTAACGAGTTCGCCAAACTGCTCGGTGAATAACCGATGTGGCTGGAGGGCGACGGCCGTTTCACGCGCATCGCTATTAGCTACGCGGAAGGCGTAGTCGCAGGCAGCATCCTCGCCTGCCAGCAAATCCAGCAATCCTGCCAGCTTTTCCTCAACGACATCGACGGCGACGAATGGGAGTTCAAGCCCAAGGCCGTCGAACGCGTCTGCAAATTCATCGAGCTGCTGCCGCATAGCAAAGGCCAATGGGCCAGCAAGCGCGAAACGATCCGGCTGGAACCGTGGCAAGTCTGGGTGCTGGCCGGGATCTTCGGCTTTGTTCACCCCGACACCCAGTATCGCAAAATCACGGAAGCCCTGCTGCTCATCCCGCGCAAAAACGGGAAGTCCACATTCGCCGCTGGCATCGCAACCTACATGGCCTTCCTCGACAATGAGGCAGGCGCGGAAGTCTGGATTGGCGCGAACTCAAAGGATCAGGCCGACGCCTGTTTCGAGCCTGCCCGCCAGATGGTGCTGCGCTCTCCACAATTTATGGAGGCCGCTGGCATCGAGGTTCATGCCAAGTCCGTATTCAGCCCCGGCACCGGCTCCTTCATCCGGTCGATGATCGGCAAGCCCGGCGACGGCTCCAACCCGCATTGCGCGATTTTGGACGAGGCGCACGAGAATGACAGCAGCGAACAATATGACACGATGAAAACGGGCATGGGTTCGCGCACCCAGCCCTTGCTGCTCACCATTACCACGGCGGGCTTCAACGTCGCCGGCCCCTGCCGTCAGCTACAGGTCGATGCCGAACTCGTCCTGGCTGGCATCGTTCGCAACCCGGCACTGTTCACGGCGATCTTCACGATCGACAAGGAGGATGACTGGACGGATTTCGAGGTCTGGAAGAAAGCCAATCCCAATTTCGGCGTCAGCATTCAGGAGAATTATCTCCGCAACCAATATGAGGATGCGCTCAACAAACCGGCCAAGAAGGCCGCGCTGCTCACCAAGCACCTCAATGTCTGGGAAAACAGCACAAGCGGCTGGCTGGACATGCGCGCGTGGTCGGCTTGCCGATCCGGCCAGACGCTGGCCGATCTCGCGGGCCTGCCTGCGTTCGCTGCCTACGACGTGTCGACGCAGACGGACATTTCCGCGCTCGTCCTGTGCGTCATGGACGGTGTGACGCCCTATTTCTTCCCCTTCTTCTTCCTGCCCGAAGGCGCGGTACAGGGCAGCAAGAACGCTGACGCCTATCGTGGCTGGTCGAGCAGCGGCCATATCGTCCTGACCCCCGGCAATGCGACCGACTTCTCCAGCATCAAGGAACAGTTCGCAAAGCTGGTCGGGCAGTTCCACATCAAGGGCGTGGCCTATGATCCATGGCAGGGCCACCAGTTCGCGCAAGAGATTCAGGATCAATATCCCAGCATTGAAGTTCGCAAGTTTGCTCAGAACATCGGCAACTATAATCCGGTCATGTTGGAGTTCGAGGCACTGGTCGCGGACAACAAACTGCGCCACAGTGACAACCCTTGCATGAACTGGATGGCTGGCAATGTCAGCATCAGGGCGAACTCAGCCAATCACCTGTTCCCCAACAAGCCAGACAAGCAGCACCACCTAAAGATCGACGGCATTGTAGCCGCACTCATGGCCTATGCGATGAAGATGAATGAACCTGAGCTAGTCACTCCAGGCATCGACTGGTTCTGATCCTACGAACTGCCCTCCGTATAAATATCAACAATAAAGGAGACGGGCAGAAAACATACATGTCAAAGCTATTAGACTTTCTTACCGGCGGGCTTGAGTTCAAGTCACTCGCGCCAATCAGGCGTAGAACATTAGATGAGATTGGCCGCGCCATTGAAGCCGGACAGGCAGGCAGACAGCTGGACCCCGCCGACAGCAACGCACTCTATTCAACCGCTGTCCTCTGTATCGTTCGCGTCATTGCAGACGGTATCGCCCAAGTCCCGTTCCGTCTGCAAAAGAGCGGCAGTGGTCGCCGTGGTGAAGATGCCACAGACCACCCGGTATATGAACTTCTGCGCCATGAACCGAACGAATGGCAGACCTCTTATGAGTTCCGCGAGCAGTTCGCCATCCATGCTGGTCTAACCGGCAACGCCCATATTTTCATCAACCGTGATGGGCGCGGCGTCCCGCAAGAGCTTTATGCCTTCCTGCCCGGCTCGGTCACGACCGTTCAAAATGATGACATGTCGATCAGCTACCGGGTCGCCACCGAAAAGGGCGCGTATATCGACGTTTCTGCATCGGACATGTGGCATATCAAAGGCCCAAGCTGGGACGGCGTTGTCGGTCTGAATGCTACCAAGCTGGCGCGTGAAGCGATTGGCCTCGCGTTGGCATCGGAGCAATTCGGCGCAAACCTTTTCAAGAATGGCGCCCGACCAAGCGGCGTCCTTACCTCTCCCACGAACCTGACCCCCGACCAGAAAGCCGCGCTCAAGAAGGCATGGCAGGATCAATACAGCGGCGTTGGCAACGCGCACAAGACCGCCCTTATTGAAGGCGGCATCACCTTCCAGTCCATCGCGTCAACTGCGAACGAAGCGCAGTGGGTCGAAAGCCGCAAGTTCCAGATTGAAGAACTTTGCCGCGCCTTTCGTGTGCTGCCCATCATGGTCATGCAATCGGGCGCGACTTCCTACAATTCGGTTGAGCAGCTTCTACTTGCTCACCTCACCCATACTTTGATGCCTTGGTATGAGCGCATTGAACAGTCGGCGCGCAAAGCTCTCCTAACAAGGGAAGAGAAGAAGGCCGGATATTACATCAAGCTAGACAGCCGCGCACTCATGGAAGCGTCAACGACCGATCGCATGGCCTACTACAATGCCGGTCGCACCCAAGGCTGGCTCACCACAAATGAAATCCGCGAGAAGGAAGACCTTCCCCGCAGCGATGATCCGATGGCGGACAAGCTCATGCCAGCAGCAAATCTGTTCGGGCAGCAGGCAACCGATACTTCCGAAACCAACATGGAGAAGCAGGACGAAAACAATGGCAACCCAGATTGAGAAGAAGACCGTAATTGGCTTGGATTGCAAACTAGCTGTTGAGGCTGTCGAGACCGACACCGACACAATGACGTTCAGTGGCTATGGATCCGTGTTCGGTAATGTCGATAGCTACGGCGACATCATCGAGAAAGGCGCGTTCAAAGCCAGCATCGAACGGCACTTGGACGCTGGCACCATGCCAATGATGTTTCTCAATCATCGCATCTACGACAGCCTGCCCATCGGCGCTTGGACCGCTGTTGAGGAAGATGACTACGGCCTCAAAGTCACGGGTGAACTTCTCGACACAAGCGATGGCTTGGATACCTACAAGGCGTTGAAGAAGGGCCTGATCAAAGGCCTGTCGATTGGCTTCTACCCCATTGTTTGGGAAATGGCGTCCAAGTCTGACGAGTATCGCCGCACCATCACGGAAGTCGATCTTGTTGAAGTGAGCGTGGTCAACATGCCTGCCAACAGCAGCGCGCTTATCGCTGATGTGAAGTCCAACATTGATGAAATGTGCATCCGCGACCTTGAACGTCTACTTCGGGACCGCGGCCTAAGCCGCAAGGAAGCCGAAACCGTGGCAAGCCAGTTCGAGAGCAAGAAGTATCTTGCTGAGAAAGAGCGCAAGCGCGCTGAGATGGCTGAACTCAATACTCGCCTAAGCAGGCTGCTCGGCAAGTAAGAACGGCCCGCATTCAATATCAATAAATAGCAGGAAAGCAAGCGACACTTGCTCCAGTGAGCCGCTACAGGGGCGATCCTGTCAATAGGTCACAACAATAAAAACAATCCTATTAACAGGAGAGAACATAATATGTCAGATGAAACTGATAAGACC